TACAACGTCATTGCCACGCGGAAGTCAGGCGACTACAACACGTCAGTCGGGAACTCCATCATCAACGGCCTGGTGGCAACGTACAACTGGTGCACCGCCGCCAACATCACCCCGGCAGACCTGTCGCAGGTCCACCACGCCCCCGCTGACTACGACGGGTCCGTCCCAGAGCTCAACTTCTCCGACGATGAGGACGATGAGAACGTTGTTGACACCCGTCCGGATGGCAAACGCGGCCAGTCGCTAAGCCTCACCCCCACCCCCGAGGCTAAGAAGGTGCGGTTCGCCCCCACAAGACTGGAAGACGCGAACGGCCACCTGATCGACCGCAACCAGTCCTTCTTCCGGTGCATGGTGCAGGGAGACGACCGGTATGACATCCGCATGAAACTCAGCTCGCACAGGAGGTGGCTGCCTCCGGCCGGCGGCGAAGTCATCGACGCACAGGGCAACATCAACTGGGTGTACCAAGACGAGAAGTGGCAACTCCACAAGGTGACGATGCTGGCATCTCTGGTCCGCAGCGCGAAAGGGGAGACCCTCATACTTGTCCTCAAGCGACTCATCAGAGCTTCGGTCGGACTGGGCTCGGAACTCGCCCTTGTTGACGGACCCGAGGTGAAAGGAGATGTTGACACCGTGGCAATGTCCGCCCAACTGGGCTTCAAGACGAAGACCAAAGTCAGACCCCGACACGAGTACGCGAAAGGTGAGTTTTGCTCCAGTTGTTGGTGGCCCACCTCAGACGGCACAGTTCTCGGCCCAAAGATAGGCAGGCAGATCTACAAGCACGCATGGACAGACAAGCCGGTGTCTCAACAAGTCGCCTGGCTCTGTGCGGTCACAAAATGCACCGACCTCACATGGCGCTGCGTCCCTGTGCTCAGGACCCTTCAGCTATACTACAACGATGTGTTTGGCAAGAGAGTGGCCTCCCACCAGCGCGCTATGGCGGCGTTCAACTCAGGGAAAACGCAGACAAAACCCCCGCCCCTAGCGACATACCGCCTGACAGAAAGCGAACGGCTGGAAGACTGGATGAAGTTCCGGTCCGCCGCACGCCATGAAGTCGTGGCAGAGACATTCCAATTCTTTGCCGACCGATATAACCTTGACGCGAGAGAGGTCGAGAGTGAGCTGAAACAGCTGTTAGCAGTTCACACCATGGGCACCACTGTCGCCCACCCTCTACTCAAGAAGCTACACACAGCGGACAATGAGTAATGCCCCATGTGTGGCCCACTGGTCGCATTTGGCCGACACCATGCAACCCGATTAGTTTAGGGTGCTGGAGTGGCCACTAAATCCTCAACCTCCGGAGCCCGCAAGGGAAGGAAGGCGTGTTGAGGTCTCGCAATGACAACAACGTCGAACGCGAAACCCGCTGGGCCGACCATCCCAGCCACCGGCACGACCGTGCCGGAAGCGCAGCCCGCGCAAACTGCCCCCCAAAGCGCTGGGGAGGCAGGGAAAACTGAGCCCGCCAAATCTGGCGACCAGAGGGCCAAGCTGACCAAGCTTGGCCCATCTGACGGAACCGATTGGTACAACAAGCCGGGTGCCGTGGAACACGTTTATGAGTACAAACACTCCTGCAAGTGCTGCGGGTATCGTCCCATATTACGTGCAACACGCTGCGCCCACGTGACGACAGCTATCAACGCGACGGTCTACTACACCCCCGCCGCCGCAATGTTCGTCAGCAACACCAACAACACGCTCGAGCAAGTCATGGCAGAAGAGCCACCTGCTAAGAGGCGCAAGTTGGACCCACTTGTTGGCGTTGAACCAAACCCCGGCCCCCCGGGTGGAAAGGGGGGCGCCCACGGTTACCCGTCGTTCAAGTTCCACGGAAACTACGGAGGACCCGGGTACAGCAGTGGAAAGTTCACAGACACACCAGACTGGGCCGTCCCGGCGACCGATGAGGTCGACGAGGTCTTCAAGAAACATGACCACGACTACGGGACGATGACACACCAGCAAGCTGACGCTCTGGCGGTGACACGCCTCAAGAAGATCAGCCCATCTGTCTCCACACGCTATGCTAAAGCGCAGATCGCAGCCCTCGGCTTCCACGTCAAGTCGTTGGCAGCGGAAGGCCCGCCCGACCGCGTTAGCTACCCATGGGACGACAAGCTCAGGCCGACGCGTGTCCGTGAGGGCAAGCGCCGCCAAAGCACCCCAAATCCTGCGCCAGCCCTGCAGGAGGGAGGAAGGCCGCTATCAGCGGCGGACGATCCGGTTACATTAACCTCTGCTGGGATGGCTATCCACCCCAACCCCGGACCGCCCAAATCTCATAAGGGAAAACGGAGTCGGAGCGCCTCGCGCAAAGGAACACGAAAGCGAAGCACATCACGCAAACGAGCGCGATCAGCCCCCCGCAGCAACAAGGGCCGCAAGAGTAGTTCCAAGAGGGGCCACGGACCTCAAGCAGGCCCAGGCAGCCGCGGCAAGGGAGCCAGCGTTAGCGCTGGGCAACGGGCGCAGAACCAGCCCTTTCGGCGCACTGACCTGCTTTTCAGTGGCACAGTAAACGGCAGTTCGGCGCCTGGAACTGTGCTCTACTCCGCTGCCGTTAACCCAAGCGGCAAGGCCGTCGGCCTCTCCAACTCCATCATCGCTGAGTATTTGAACTACGAGGCGGCAAAATGGGAACAGTTCGACTGCACTGTGGAATTCACTGTAAAGGCCACAGGCGCCATGACCGTGTCCGGCACTTTCACCCACGGCGTTGACTCAGACGTCACGGACGTGCTACCAGGCGGCACCATCGCCGCAGTGCAACGCCTCACTGGGCAAGGAGGACACACGTCGACGTTTGCCAAGGGAGGCTCCGTAGGCTACAACAAGCTCAACAGCTCAAAGAGCCAGTCGAAGTACTGGGTGCAGCCCGCGAACGACTCAGACTCACGCTCAGTGGCAAAAGGGAAGTACTGGCTGATTCTGAACGACCCCACGGCCTCCTACTTCTCCACAGGGGCCGGGCAAGCGGTGGACATTCGATTCCAGGTGTTCGTAACGTACACGTTCAGGTTCTTCAACGCTACACTTGAGCTACCCAATTCCCTCGCAGGCACTGACTCCGGCCTCGTTCTCAACCAAGCGGCAGGCGGCACCGCGACTGATCCCCTCAACTTCGCAGCCCTCAGTACCGCCGTCATCGACCCGAGCACGGTGCCGTCAGCGCAAAACGACATCTGGCTGACCAACAACGGGATCGACGACTACATTGTGTTTGGGGTGGGCGCAAACGACAACACCAACTACGTTGCAATTGTAGTCGGGTGTTCGGGAACGTCCCCGGCCCTCACCAGCGCAACCCCGGGCGGTGGCGCGACTCTTGTGTCCGCCTCAGAGCTGTACGCAGGGACGGTGGCTGAAGTCGTCTACTCGTTTGTCGTTGGGCTGGCAAGCACCAGCGCCCCAGTGGCCTTCAGTGGCGCTTGGAAGAAAGTCACCGGCGGCTTCCAGCAGCAACTTGGCACTGTCCCCATCCGCAACTACGGCTACATCTCGTTCCACGGGACAGGAGTGTTCGCAAACAGCACCCTGCAGATCACAACGTACCAAAATTACATCCCGACAGGAACTGACAGGATGTTCCTGTCTGCCGGGCCTGGAACCATTGAACATAAGCACACCATGGACTGGGACTACATGGGCCCGTTGGAAGCCCACGTCGAACGAAAGCTGGCAGCAGACCGCAGCCGTGCCAGCGACATCAAACTGCTGGTGGGAGAGTCAAGGAAACTTGAGGCCGAGCACCGACTCGACCTGGAGTACATGGGTTTGTCGCCGACCCCCCCGCAGAACTCGCCCGAGCACCGCAGCGAGCGCATTGAGAGCAAGGAAGATAGCACCCCTCTCAAGAGCGCAATACGAAAACGCCTTTAGGCGCGCCGGTATCGTTAACCGGCAGGACAAAGGGGGGAAAGTGAACCTCCCCGCAGTAGGTAGAGATCTGAGCGTGAAGGGTGAAGGTTGTCCGCGCCCGCGGCACCTCACCCCCGACGCGATAAGGTGGATGCATGCATTCAGTCTGAGGCAACGCCAGTAATGGTGGACCCCAGCTTCGCAGCTAACACCGGGAGGATCGTTGCATGTTTCGCACGGCCAAAGGGCCGGTCACCCGAATAACCTGCGTTTAACAGCACTACACCAACACTGTGCGTGGATGATTTAATCCACGATATTATTTGTCGCCCAGAATGGGCCTCACACTCCGACACATTGAAGTGTCACACTAGTCGGCAGATGAGCATGTCCGCACCACTCGAACCAGACGGGGACAACCCCGTAACGCGCGCATACCAAGCAGCGGTACTGAAGCGAGAGTGTGTTGACGCGGCGCTCTTCCTGTCCGCAGGCAACGTTCGCTGGCCAGCCGACCTTCGGGTCGGTCCCAAGCGTGAAAGAACGTGCCACTCTTGTCGTGGATGAGTGTGAGAAAGCTGTGCATAGCACCACTGGCGAAAACGCGACCAGTGTGTAAGCGTCCCTGGAAACACCTACGCCTACAATCCAGGGTCGCAGTAAGGCGACTGGCTGAACCCCTTTAGCCCTCTACTACGAACACACCTAGG